TGCATCTTCACAAGATACAGCACGAATGATTCGTGAATTAAAAACTGCAGTTTCATCAAAGCAATCAATTAATGTTAGTACTGAAGTTTTTAGCTCACGATCCTCACCAATATTAACTGGTGGCAATGTTTATTTTCCAGTAAGAAATGGACAGGGCGCTGTTACAGTTCAGGAAGTTGGCGGTGAAGTCAATGTAAATGCACTTGCTGATATTGATTATTTCGATGATCGTTATTATGGTGCATTAAAAGTTCCTAAACAATTTTTAGGACAGTCTGATGAAGCACCTGGTGGAATTGGTGACACAACATTAACACAGCTTGATATTCGTTATGCAAGAACTGTTAAACGATGTCAACGTATTATTAAATCTGGTTTAAGAGATTTAATATATTGGTACTGTTCAATTCATAATATATTACCACCAAGCTTCACCGTTGAAATGCCACGCATTCTTACAGCTGAAGATACTCGTTTATCAGACATTCAAAAAGCTGAAATTGAAACTACAACTTCAATTCTTGATCTTATTAAGAATGTTGATGAAAATATATTTGAGAATTCAGATAAGTCAAAGCTAATTGCTGCATTATTGAATCGTATATCAAATGATGAAGATATTATAGATTCACTTAATCTTCATAAGTTAACAAAACCTGAAGATAATTCTGGTAATAGTAAAGATTCTGAATCTGATAATTCTGGTGGTGAAGAACCTGAAACATCTGAAGATGATTTTGATTTTAATATGTAATTAATTATAGGTAAGTACATGAGAAGTAAATATATTAAAAGAAATATTTTAGAAAATCGTATAGCAAGACTAGAACGAGCATTTAATGTTAAAAATGAAAATGAACAGTCTGATCATGATTTACGCGAAATTATTTATAATAGTTTAGCTGATGGACATATTAACCAAGGTTGGCTTATTGACGAATGCTTGTCTCTTATGAATGAAGAACAGCTTTTAGATTTATGCTATAATATGCATATTGAAATTTAACACATAAATACATTTATATTATATAAGTAAATCCCAATACATACGTATTGGGATTTTATTTTATTAAATATAACATATCAATTTTATTAAAGTTATAGTTACATAATTTTATATATGAGCTACTTATGAGACCTATAGATATTATAAATAAATCTGATAATCGTTCAAAAGAAAAAGCTGCACGTGAAGGCTTAGTTGCTAAGCTATATAAAGTTGAAGACAATAAAATTTTATATACTGTAACTTCAAGTACAAAGAAAAAACAATATATTGTTACAATTCAGCTACTTGGGTTATCAGGCAATAAATTAAAGTCACTTAAATCAGCTTTAAATGGTGATATAAAAATTCGATGTAGTTGTCCAGCATTCTCATTTCAGGGATATAAATATATTACATGGAAGAATCAATCAGGAATTGATAAAGAATTACGAGCACCTGATAAACGAAATCCAAATAAAGAAGGCATGGCTTGTAAACATATATTAGTTGCATTAAATCAGATTAAATCTGATTATACAAAGATTCATCAAATGTTTAAAGACCAAGCTGCCAATGATAGAAAAAATCATGATGAAAAACCAAGCTTAAAAGATAATTCAAATAGTGATATACCAACAGAGCTTGATATTGAAATTGTTACAAATTTTAAAGATGCTTGTGATAAACTATATAAAGATTATACAGACTTTTTGAATAGTGATCATTTAAGTGATGCCACATTTACAGATAGTAAATTTTATGATAAAGTTGATCCAAGCATCATCTTAGCTGATTTATCAAAGCCAGTAGCAAAGTCATTAAATGGTAAATTTATTGGTAAATGTAAATCACTTGTAGATATACTTAAACTTATTGATCAAAAGCAAAATGGATTTAATGTATTGTTATCATCTGATGTAAAAGCTTTAACAAAGAAGTTAAACTCAACTGTTAATGCTACTGTTGAATCATATGTTAATAATATGATTCTCTCTTTAATGTATTCATAGTGGAGGGATCATGTTTTATAAATCATCTTTAGGGTGTATTGAGTACTATGATGAAATACTTCGTATATCAAAACTATGTGATCCAACAATGTTATTTATTCTTGGTTTAGAAGCTGTAACTACACCACAGGAAGAATATTATAAAGATATTCCAGTGATAGATCCTGAAACTGGTAAACAGAAGATTGATCCAGAGACTGGTGATCCAATTACTGAATCAGTTATTGATAATATAAAGCTAAGAAAAATAATTATATATAAAGATAGAGTTAGTGATCAAGAAATTTATGATAAAATTGTTAATTATTTGACAATAACAGGTGAGACTTTAGTACGTAAAGATCATATAGAATTTTATTGTGCTGGTATGAAAATTTTTATGGATCAACTTACCGGCAAATCTAATAATAGAATTGTACCAATTATATTTCATGATGCTAGACAATATAGTGTAGCATTGTCTGATGAAGATAGACTTGACTTTAATAAAATTTATTCAGCACTATCTGAAATCTTTAGCACTGCTGGACAAAAAAGTCAAACTTATAAATACATTGATTATAAATCAATGTACTCATATGCACTTGGTGTATTATACGGTTGCAAATGTTTAGGTTATTCAGATGATGTAATTTGGCGACTTGATCCATCAATGTGGTATACTGATCAATACACAAGTTTAGTTTCAACTGCATACTTAACATTTAATCATCGATACAATCATCCTATAAAATGTATAGACCATGATAAAAAGCTACTTTTTAAATATAAAGGTATACAACCAAATAAATTATGGAACTTTGATGAATCTTCAATAACAGTAGCACCTGATGGTTATACATTTACACTATACTATGATTTATCACGTCTTATTAGTATATATGTATTTAACGCAGATAAATCATTAATGTGGGATGGCAATACATCAGTTCCTATTGTAGATTTTGGTTATACTAAAACACCATCAGAATTACGTGAATTATATTTTGATTCACTTGATTTAGAACCTGACTCATATACTTTACGCTATAATAAAGCATCTGAATATGGCTATTGGTCAGAAGATTGGTTACCAAAGCAATGGAAACAAAATCTTGAAGGTGATCTCTTTTTAAGAGATAGTTTAATTTCATTATATATGAATGAATCTGTCATTGTTAATGAAATTCAAGATTATACTAAAATAGATGATGACTTATTAAAATATATTTATAATAATCGTACAATAGACAAACTGATAAAGTTTAATCGTGGATTTATTCCATTATCTGAGTTATATAATAGTGGAATTACGACTTATCCATGTGAAATTGTATACACAGATCCGTATGGTAGATCACTTTTAGATACTGATGGAACACCACTTGTTTGGTATGACTCAAAAACAAAACTATACTGGAATGGCGTAAATAATATAAATAAATGGCAAAGCAAATTGCCCGAAGCTGGTTTTGCTATAATGTATGATTCACTTGAACATACACATATAGATGTTAATGATAGTCCAGAGCTTCAAATTATAATGTATAATGATGATAGTGACATTTCACATCTATATTTATGCACAGAACAATTATCATTAATATGTTATGAGCATTATTGGTATTATACAGATTTTTATGCTGTACCAAACTATGGCATCATTCGTGAACGTGCACAAGTATTTAATAGCTTAATAAGTGATTCACCAATTGAGTGCTATATTGACACATACTCAGATGAATACTGTATTCCTGGTGTTACTGATTATTGGATGTCACGTAATGAGATAACAGATCTTGGATTCCAGTTTGTCGATGGTGTTTCAAGTCTATATCTTTGTACAGATAAACTTAATCTTGTATATGACACTGATTTAACTGATTAAATAATGGAATATTACTAATGTTATACTATTATAATAATAATTGGTATTCATATAACGAATTGTATGAAAATTTTGGAATAACAGCACAACCAGCAAATCCATGCACATTTTATGATTTAAGTCTAAATGAATATCCAGGCTGGGAATACGAATCAAATGTGTGGATTATACAAGATAATCATTGGTACCCTATAAATGAGTTACCATATTATAAAAAACTTGATGATACACTTGACATATATTTAATTGATCAGCTAATACCACTAGATCAATATGGTTTACGTGATAATATACTAGTTGCTTATGATGATCAATTGAATGCATATAACTATTTTCATCAGAATTATGGTATTACTGAGACACCATCAAGAATACATTATATAAAAGACGGTATTATAAAATGCTGGTATAATCAAGATATAAACCTTTTTTGGGATGTAGATACAAAACAATGGCTAGAGATAGCACCAACATATTCAGACGATACAACTGGTGCTGGTAATATTAATCAGATTGGCGCCACAGGTATGTTCTTATATATGGGTAATGATACACCAAGCTATGGTACATTTGTTGCAGGATCATTGTTACAACCAATAACTGTCGCATTCCCATCATCAGGTGAATTAAATTATACTAGAATTAATACACATACTATTACAGGTACATGGCGAATTTTATCTGATGTAGTAAAATCAGAGTCTATTGTACTTGCAAAGAAGGTTTCAGATGATAGCTCATTGATTACAAATTCTGATAATATGAATTTAGGCAGTAATATTACTTCAATTCAATATGATTTCTAATATATATTTATAGAGGTGCGAATATGCTAAAGTTTATTGTACAAGACGAGAATTGGTTAAATTCACAGACTTCAGTTTTAATAGACAGTATTGCCTTATATAAAGGTGGTAGTGATTCCATAAGCAATGAAATATCAGACTTTATTGGTGCTGTTGTAAAAGATGAAAGCGGTATTGGAAATAATTTAGTTATTTCATTTGAAGATCAAACTGCCCCATCTTATACACTTACAAAAATTGGTATTAAATCAGGTGAACACTTAGTTGCTTTATCTCCAAATATTTCAGCAGTTAAACCACAAGATAAATCAATTAGTTTACGAATTGTTGCATCATTCAATGGTGCTGAGAAATGTAAATTTAATGCAACAACAATTAATTTACCTTATGCTACAAAATCTCGTTCAGGTGTTGTTAGATTTTATAATAGCACAGACTCTAATTCTGAAGACCAAAAAGCTTTTACAGTATTATCAACTGCTGATACTAAGAGTTTAATTGAAACTTATATTAGTGATGCTAATCAGTATGTTCCATGGGACACTAATAATGATGGTCCAGTTATTGGATCTGTCACAGTAAAAACATTAAATATTAAATCTGCTGATGATACACAAACTGCTATAATTACAACTAGTAATGCTGGAAATATTGTAGTAAATGATGATGTTACTGGAAATGCTGTAGCTACACAGCCAGCTTATTCAAATGGTAGCATAACAGGCAATAATAAATTAGTAAATACAACATATATTTCAAATTTATATTCAAATTCTGTAGATACCTCTCAAAATGAGGATCCTGATGCAGCTAAATTACTTGTAACATCACATGCTGTAAGAGCATATGTTGAAGATAAGCTAGATGAAATTGACGACGATTATGTTCATAAGACTGGTGCTGAAACTATTGCTGGTGCAAAGACATTTAGTGATGGCGTTGTTTCAACATCTTATACAGGCGATGGTATTTACTCATCATACGTATCTGGAACCGGTACAGGTGGTTGGGAAAATACTAATAATAATTCAAAAATTCCTACAGTTCAAACAGTTAGAAGTGCTATTAGTGATACAGAGTCTGCAATTACACAAGCATACACAAATGCAGATGCAGGGTTACAATCTCAAATCGATGCATTAAACGCTGGGCAGAACTTAGCTGATATTGTAAATACAAAAACTGCATTAGTAAGTCATCCACTTACAGACCTAAAAGCTAATGGCGATTATATATCAGGTTCAAGTGGGCCAACATGGTCAGTTGGTGATAAGATTCAGGTTCTTCATGATACTACTGTTATGAGTGGTACTAATGAAGGTAATTATGATGACTCCACAGATGAAAAGATTGCAGCAGGTATTGCAACAGTATATGAATTAAAGAAAGGCACTAAGTCTTCTTCTGATAAAAAAGATGTTGCATCAGCAACATCAGGCTATTATTGGCATTATATTGGTGAATATGGTGTTGACTGCTATAGTAAATCTGTTGCAGATGATAGGTATGTTATAAAAAATCAATTAGATTCAACATTCTCATCATCTTCATTATCAACTAATGCACCATCAACACTAGCTGTTTATAACTATGTAAGCGGCGCAATTAATGGTCTTGAAGCGATATATGTTAAATTAAATTCACAGACACCACAGAGTATAACTTCAGATTTAGACATTACCGGTCAAGTTGATATAGATAATGTCACAATCGTAAATAACACTGTTTCATCTAGTGGTGGTAAATATGGTGGATTTAAACTATTAGGTAACGATAGATCAACTGTATTATCATATACTGATGGTTCAGATGATCTTGCATATATAGAAATTGATGGCATTTATCAAGAATTCGCTGTTAATTTAGGTGAATCTAGTGGTAATGCTTTATCAATAGACTCAAATACATCAAATAATGTTACAACTTATTCAGTTACTGGTGGTGCTGTAGCTGATTATACAGCTGCAGGACTTAATAGTGAAACTGATGGCAGACTTGTTACTGTTGATTATTTAACAAATTATACAACAACAGGTGCCGGCGCATATGCTAAATTAGCAGACAATAACACATTTGATTCAAATTATACAAATACATTTAATGGCGGTGTTACATTAAATGGTGCTGTTGGTGGTAGTTCTGTTTATTCAACATATATTGATGGCAGTAATACAGGTGGTTGGAGTGAACAAGCATCAAGTAGTAAGATTCCAACTGTTGGAGCTGTCAATTCTGCAATTGAAGCAAAAATTGATGATTTAACAGACGATATACTTGTTAACGCATCTGCAATAGATTCAACATCTCAAATACCAACCATTGGTGCTATAGGATTATTTGTATATACTGAAGTTGGTGTTGAAAAAGGCATTGGTGAAACAATAGATGGTAGCTATCTTAAACCTGTTGGTATGTCACTTCCAATTTCAGGTCAGATTTCATATAAATCTGCAACACCAGTTCCAGCATATACTAATACAAGATGGCGATTAATGAGCCTCGCGATGAAACGAACATCAGCAAGTGATCCTTGCTTAGTACTTGCACAGCGAATTTCTTAATAGTTAAATAAAATACTTAATATAAAAATGGCGATACTATATATCTATTGAATAGTATCGCCATTTCACTTATATTAATAAGAGGTGCTGCATGTTTACAGTAACACTTACATCTTACGGACAAACACAAATTAGTGATTTAGTTCAAATTGATGGAATAATTTTATTATATGAATATGTATCTGATATATCATCAATTTCAAATATATCATCATACACACAAGTATTAGATGAAGATTCTGCCGGAAATATTAAAAATAACATTTGTAATGTGCTAATTTCAGATTCATCAAGTAGTGAATATCAAGCACATACAATCTTATTTTATAAAAATAATGGCGGAACTAAAAATATTTTATGTGGTTATTCTGCAGAAGAGCCATTTATAAAGAAATCAGCTAGCTCAGTTAACCTTTGGTTTTCATTTGATTTTTCAGCATTTACAAATGGATTTGCTTTATCTGCTATTAAAGCTGGATTTGCAAACGCTTCACATAATGAAGACGGTTTACTACACTTAGAAAATCCTAATACTATTTCTGATGATAATTATTCTGTATATAATAAATCACAAGTAGATGCTTTATTACAGGATAAACAGAGTACATTGTCAGCCGGTGACGGCATTGCTATATCTAATGGCACTGTTAAAACTACTGGTATACCATTTGGCATTGTAGATAATACATCCACAGCAACCGTTTTCACGGTTACAGTTCCAGGTATTTATAAACTTGAAGATGGTGTTTGCTGTCTATTAAAAAATGGTGTTATAACATCAGCAACCGGTTTTACACTTGAGGTTAATGGATTAGGTGCAAAACCTGTATATTCAAATATGGCAGCTGCAACACGTGAGACAACAATTTTTAACGTTAACTACACAATGCTATTTGTGTATGATAGCACAAGAATTGAAGGCGGTGCTTGGATTTGCTATAGAGGTTATTTCTCAGATGCTAATAGTATTGCATATCAGATAAGAGGCAACGTCCATACTCTACCAACAACAGCTAAGTTTTACAGATATAGATTATTATTTACAAGTGCAGATGGAACTCATTTTGTACCATCTAATACTTCTACATCAACAAATGCTACCGCAAAAAGAGATGTAGTACAAACACCAATAGATCCATTTGGTGAGATTGTATATTATAGCACAACAACTGCTGTAGAAGCAAATGCAAATCCAGGTCCAACATATTTATGGACTCAGTATGCTATAACATTTGGTTATTCATTTAATAGAACTGGTGCCACTCTTACACTAACATCATTCTCGCCTGTATACATTAAATGTGCACCGCAGTCAAATGGATCTGCTATTATAGATGCAGATACCCCATATGTACAAGCACTTCCAAACGCTGCTGATGGGAAGATCTATATTTTCCTTGGTGTAGCAAATAGTGCAACAGCTGTAGAATTACTTAATAATCACCCAATATATTATCACGATGGTACTGGCATTAGAATATGGCATGGAAAAGATTCATATTCTAAGAGCGAGCTAGATACTATTATTGCTGATTATGTACAAACATCACGTACAATAAACAATAAACCTTTAACATCTGATATTACATTAACATTAGATGATGTATCTGATGGTACAAATAGATCAATCCCAACTGTAAATAATTCCACAATTACTATTAAGAAAAACTCATCAGATACTGGTGATACATTTACAACAAATGCAGCGTCTAATAAAACTATAAATCTTGGATTGGCTACAGTTGCTACAAGTGGAAGTTATAATGATTTAAGTAACAAACCAACTATACCTACTGTTAATAATTCAACTATTACAATTAAGAAAAATTCATCTGATACAGGTGATAGTTTTACAACTAATGCTGCTTCAGGGAAAACTATAAATCTTGGATTATCAACTGTAGCAACTTCAGGTTCATACAATGATCTTTCTAATAAACCAACTATACCAGTAGTTCCTGAAGATGTCTCAGCTTTTAATAATGATGCTGGTTACTTAACATCTTATACTGAAACTGATCCAACTGTTCCTTCATGGGCTAAACAACCAAGTAAACCAACATATACAGCAAGCGAAGTTGGTGCTTTACCATCTACAACTGTAATTCCTACAGTAAATAATTCAACTATTACAATTAAAAAGAACTCTTCAGACACTGGTGATTCATTCACAACAAATGCTTCATCTGCAAAAACAATTAATTTAGGACTTCATGCTGTAGCAACAAGTGGAAGCTATAATGATTTAAGTAACAAACCAACAATTCCAACCGTCAATAATGCAAAACTCACTATTAAAAAGAATTCTAGTGACACAGGAATAGAGTTTACAGCTAATGCTTCATCTGACGTAACATGTAATTTAAATCTTGCAACAGTTGCTACATCTGGATCATATAATGATCTTTCTAATAAACCAACTATCCCTACTGTAAACAATGCAACTTTAACAATTCAGAAGAATGGTACATCAGTTGGTACATTTACAGCTAATGCAAGTTCTAATGCTACTGCAAATATAACAGTTCCACTTGAAAGTATTTCTGTTGATGGTACAATACAAACAATTACAAATAGGAATGTTGATCTACATATTCCTGCTGATATAACAAATTCTGATTTTATATGTAGCATGACTAGAACAAATGTCTCTGGTAGTGGAAATTTATCTTTAAGTGGAATAGTTGGTCCGTTCCCTGTGTCTGGAACGCCTATGCCTGTAGGCACATATAGAATTAGAATAAGAATGAGATCAACAACATCTTCTTATTCTTTGACTGTGAATTTTGGCGGATCATATACACTAACATCTTCAGGCGGGGTTATTGATGATATAAGAACAGTTACATTGTCATCAGCATCTACATTCTCAGCATCTGTAACACAAGTAAATGCTAATACTTATATAAAAGTAAGCATTTATGAGCCTGATGTTATTGTTACTGACATTGGAGCTGCTGCCGTTACAAATGACTATAATGATCTTGAAAATATTCCAAATGGAACTTTGATAATTCAGAGAAATGGATCAAATGTAGCTTCATTTTCAGCTAGTGCAACATCGAATGTAACAGCTAATATAACTGTTCCAACTACAACTTCTCAATTAACAAATAACTCTGGATTTATTACATCTTCTGATTTACCAACAAATCACGTAACTACTAATACAAATCAGTCTATTACTGGTCAGAAAACTTTTGTAACCGCAACTGGAGGTGGAACCGGGAATGATATAAAAATAGCATTTGTAGAAAACGCCCAACACTATATTACAATGGCAAGCTCAGCTGGATATAACGATGATTATATATCACCATATTTTCGCATGTCATTTATTGGAAATAGTGGTGACCTTTCAACATATATTGAAACAAAAGCTACATATACACATAATCAGTTAAGCGATGAATACGATTTAACAGATATTGTAAGTGCTTCAGAATTAAGTAATACATGGTCACTTGGGTCTAATAGATCCATGCTTAAATCAATATACACTAGTGAAATAAATAACTCGTTTACTAATGCTATAAGCTTTGCATCAACTGAAACAACATTTAATAAAGAAGTTAATTTAGTTCTTGCAAAAGATACAAATACATATATTTATGGTGGAAATGCGCTTCCTGATAATGATTACAGACATTGGTGGGCTAACTATGATCAGGTAAACATGAGCTATACTAGTATTAGTATTAGTATGACAGAAGACGTACAATATGATACAACTTTAAACATACCAATAGATGAATTAAGCTCAGTAACTCCATTTGGTAGATTAATAGTAGATACTACTAGTTATAATCTTAGCATTGGCACAACATCTGTAACAAGCTCTTTAAAATCTCTCATTGAGTCTGACAGCTATAGCCCATTAGAAAATTATGTATTTCTATGCTTTGATGATAGTAATTTTACATCAAATATTAATATTATTGGTGTAGTTATTTGTGCTGAATTAACAAATCAAGGTCAGACTGCTTCTGAAAAGCTAATGTTCTTTATACCATTTGACGATCTTGAGCTTGTTGGTTACCAACATAATCCATCACAGGGTACATATTTTATAGTAAACAACTCAGGAAGTTATTCGTTTAGTAATAATTACAATTTTAACTATAGAATTATAACAAAGACTAGTATTAAAGATTATGTAAATGATAGAGTTAATTCAATTGTTTCAAGCGGCGTAGATTATGCTTCTTCAGCTGGTAATGCAAGCAACATTTATGTATCAACAAGTTCATTAAATTATAGCTATCCATTAGTATTTGCAAATTATGCAAATGCTAACAGTTCACTATCAGATAATCATAAATCATTATATACCGATACTGTAAACGCAGTTTATTATAATCCATATTCAAATACATTAACATGTCCAACATTCAATGGTAATTTAACTGGTAATGCTACAAATGCAACTAATTTAAAATATTTGTCAACAAATGTATTATCCGCAACATCTACAACACAAGTAACATCTTATGGTAATATTGTGCCAGATAATGCAGGAACACTTCGTTATATAGGCACTTTAAATAATAAATGGGGTGGTGTATATACAAGCCAAATTATATTTAACGATTATACTGATAGCGATAATCATAATATAACACCAAACTTTTTAGTAGACAGTACAAATAGTGAAGCCTCTTATAGAGGTATTAAAGTAGCAGGTAATTTTAAACCATCTGCAAATAATACATTTAGTCTTGGTAATATAGAGCATAGTTGGAAAAATATTTATGCTAATGGTATAAATGACTATTATATAGAAATTGGTAACTGTACATCTGTTGATGATAATAATAATATAGAAACTCAAGAGCCTGTAATAAGACCATCAAACTCAGGGTGGGGTTATTTAGGAACACCAAAGAAGCATTTCTATAGAGCTTATATAGATAACTTGTATATAGGTACATCTACTACTACATTATCATCATATATAGCTAGTACTACAGTTAATAACGCAACAAATATATCTCTTCTTGGTAATGAAGCTAATGGTAATTTTCCGCTTATATTTACTTATAGTGTTAATTCTAGTACAGAATCAGCACAATATAGCCAGTTATATACTTCAACATCAATTAGCTCATTGAGATATAATCCATCATCAGACACACTTACTTGTACTAATTTTAGTGGTATAGCCACTAGTGCAACATATGTTATATGTAAGGGATATAGTAGTAGCGCAAATAAGCCACTAGTTTTTGCTGATAGTATTAATAATGATACATCTACTGGTCAGGCGAAACTTTTATACACAGACACTGAGAATTCACTGTACTATAATCCATCATCAAGTATACTTTACACTTCATATGTACAGCCACGAACAAATTCTACATCAACTTCAACAGGCTATAATCTTGGTGCAACATCTTATAGATGGCGATACTTATATGCAAGATATATTGGTAGCAGTGATTATCGTACAGAATCCGGATATTTTAATAGTTTATATTTAAGTAGTAATAAAGTTCATTTACCACCAATAGCTGCAACATCTTTATCATCAATTGGCACTATACAAATTTTACGCGTAGCAATTCCTGCTAATACTAGCAGCGGTTTAAAAGAAGCTGGTACACAGCTATCTGCTAGTTCGTACTCATTAACTGTAATGAGATCAAATACTAGCACTTCATTAGAGGGTAATTTACCATTAACAACATCATCTAGTATAACTTCTGGAACTTGGACAACGTTAACAAGAATGACATACGCAAATAGTTCATCATCAACATGCTATACTTATGTATTGGCTTATAAATCAGCATAACGGAGCTAGAATATGGATAATAATATTTTATATGTAGTTAAATATTCAGATATAATATGGTGCGATTCTAAGCATATGTTACTTGGTATGAATATTCATTTATCTGATAACACTATAATACCATACGCATATAGAGTAGATGGCACTGAAGATAATGAAGGCTTTATTTGTCAGACAGTTAAATCAGACTATTTAGCCGGTAAATTTACGTATGTTCAAGAATGCCCACAGTGGAAGTTAGATATTGAGTATGATACTATGTGCTTAGAAATTAAAGATAAAAGAAATGCACTTTTATCAGCGACAGACTATTTAACCAACAATGATTATCCACTATCAGAAGAACAAAAAGATGAAATAAGACAATTTAGACAATTACTGCGTGACATTCCACAACAATCTGGTTTTCCGGAAAATGTAGTTTGGCCAATAGTCCCAGATTGCATAAAAGACAAAGTAACTGTTGAAATACCTTCATAAAGTAAATTTTAAAGTTTATATAAAGCTAATACCAATTGGTATTAGCTTTATTTTATTTATAACGTGTCATAAATATATCAATACTTTTAATTAGTGCACAAACTATTATGCTAATAAATTATTATTTTTATAGGTTACACTATGAGTACTATGGATTTAGAGAATAGAAGAATATTTTATAATGGTGAGCAAGAAAATTATGATTATTTTCATGAGCATTACGGTGTAACTTTTACTAGATCAACAGTAACATCTGTATATAATAATTCTCTTCAAGAATTTACAGCTTGGATTGAAAATGATACTGGTAATAAATATGTCTTTGTATTAGACGTAGATCAAAATGTAGAACCAAGACCAGATCGTTCAGGTCACTGGTATTCTCAAGATAGTATGAATTATTGGTTTAAATCTAATACAGCTGATAAAATATATTATATCAGTGAAGAGCTACATCTTGATAAATATACGAAACGAAACGAAGTATTATATAATTATAATGGTGAATTAGCTTCGTATCAATCATTACATGATTTACATGGTATTACAAGAACACCGTCACATACATATTATATAAAAAATGGTGTTCCTATATGTTGGTATAATCAAGATGAAGAGCTTCCATATTGGGATGTTGCTACAACTCAGTGGTGTTTAAATCCACCAGTATATGGCGAAATTTCTGTTGGAACAAACGACATTGGATCTGTCGGTTTATTCTTATACATTGGAAGTGAAACAAGAATATCATACGGTTCTATTGTAGATGGTTCCAACTTAAAACCAGCATGTTTATCTTTCCCAGTATCTGGTGAATTATCAGTATCAAAAGCAGAAAATTATACACTTACTGGCTCATGGAAAATCTTATCTGAAATCTCACATACAACGAATTTGAATGATATTATTGTATTTGCATCAAAGATTTCAGAAGCTGGCACAGATAACGCTACCAATAATGCAAATAATACAAGTAACTCAGTAAATGAATATAATTTATAATTTGTCAAAGTAGAGGCTATTATGATTGATTTTAATTTAGTAAATGGCATAGGTTCAGCTACTGAATCTAACCCATTATTAATAGACAAATTAGTATTAGTTATTGAAGGTACTACAAAAATAATCACCAAATTTATTGGTGCTGTAGTATCAGATGATTCTGAATTAGGCGATTATCTTGTTATAAATTTTAATGATACCAGTGATGAAGCCTATACAATCAGTAAAATACGATTAATGGACATTAATGGTAGTATTGTTGCTGAGTCACCTGAATTATCTTTAGTTAAAGAACAAGGAAATTCATTACGTGTAAGGTTATCAGCACGTTTTCCTGGTGCTGCAGCATGTACATTTTATAATGTAAGTATAAATATTCCATACGCTACAAAGAATCGTGATGGTTTAATTAGATTAGCAAAGGAAGATGAAGACAATAAGTCTATTACAGTTTATTCAGCAGAAGATACTGATGCACTTATACATGATAACTTAGTCGATACAAGTCAATTTGTATCTTGGGATTCAGGTGTATTAACAGCTAGTCAGCTAAATCTTGTAGAAAATTATAATAGCCCAAATAATCCTGTTATATTAAATAAATCATCTAGTGATGGTAGCAACTTTTTGAATATTAATAATGGCTTTATTGGTGGCAATGCAATTACAAATACTCCGACTTTTGATGAAAACACAGATATAGTTGCTACACCACAAGTTGTTACAGCTAATTATATTAGTCAATTATATTCAGATTCTGTTTTAGATGGCAATGATGAAGCTACAAATAAATTAGTATCTGGTGCTGCCGTAGAATCATATGTTACAGATAGACTAGCTTCAATTGATACATCTGCAGATATGCAGGAAACACTTAATACATTATATGTACATAAATCTGGCAATACAGCTGAAACTATTACAGGCGCAAAAACATTTACAGATTCTGTTACAATTTCAGGTAATAATAAACAACTAATCACTCCATCAGTGTCATCTAGTGAATATACTGGTGATGGTGTATATAATGTATATAATAGTGACACTTGGATTAGTAGTGCTAATTTATCAAAGATACCTACAATTAATGCTATTCGTTCAGCTATTTCTAATATTAATTTATCAGGTTCAGGTAACACTGAACAGTTAGAAGAAGCTTTATCTAATTTATCAGATGAAATTGAAGTATTAAAAGCAACACAAAATTTTGCTGATGTTGTCAGTACAAAATCAGCTTTAAATCAGCTTAATACAACAAATCTTTCAAATAATGATAAAGTATTAGTATTAGTAGACTCTGATGCTGAAAATGTTTCAACTGTATATAGCTTAGTTAAAGGAACTGGTGGAAACTCTGATACTTGGACTTATCTTAATAGTATTAAAGCAGATTCTTATACAAAATCAGCAGCTGATAGTACTTTTATAAAAACAGCTAATTTAGTACAGTCAGTCAGTTCAAGTGTTGATCCTAATGCTAATGTTCCATCTGTTAGTGCTGTCTCTAGTTATATTGCTGATAGAGAGACTAATTATTATAATAAAACTGCAGTAGATGGTTTAATCGCAAATGTTCAATCTGGAAATGCAAACGATGCAACATTAACAATTAAAAAGAATTCTTCTGATGTTGGTGATACATTTACTGCAAATGCAAGTAGTGATAAAACTATTAATTTAGATCTTGCAACAGTTGCTTCATCAGGATCATATAATGATTTAAGCGACAGGCCTACAATACCAACAGATACAGCAGATTTAACAAATGGTGCTGGTTATTTAACACAAAGTGATATTGAAAATTTAAATCCTGGTTCAGGTACATCAAACTATTCATTTGCAGATGATCCAAATGTACCAAGTTGGGTAAAATCATCTACTAAACCAACATATACAGCAAGTGAAGTTGGTGCACTTCCTGATAATACAGAAATTCCAACAGTTAATAATTCTACAATTACAATTAAGAAAAATAGTAGTGATACTGGTGATTCATTTACTACAAATGCTTCATCCGCTAAAACAATTAATTTGGGATTATCAACAGTTGCAACTTCAGGTGATTATGATGATTTAACTGATAAACCAACATTTAAAACAATTAATAATCAGTCAATTATTGGTACCGGAAATATTTCAGTAATGATTGAAGGATCAAATGTTGGTCAAGAAAATGTTATTGAGAGTATTTCAGTAAATAATACTAATCAAACTATTACAAATAAAAATGTTAATATAACAGTACCAACAAAATTATCTGATCTAACAAATGATTCAAATTTTGTTGAAAATACGTGTAAAGTAAATAATAAAGCTCTTTCATCAGATATAACATTAAATCTTGATGATATTGCTGATGGATCTACTAGAAAATTAAGTAATTATGTTCCAACAAGTAGAACAGTAAATAATAAAGCATTATCTTCAAATGTAACGCTTACACTTGATGACATTGCTGATGGTACAAATAGAAGCATAACAACAGTTAATAATGCATCATTAACAATAAACAAAGGTGGTACTGATGACACTGGTTCAAAAACTTTTTCAGCAAATGCATCTTCTAATGTTACAATAAATCTAGGTTTATCAACAGTAGCTTCATCTGGATCATATAATGATTTAAGTGATAAACCTACTATCCCAACAATACCAACAAATCATGTAACAACCGATACAACACAAACAATAACAGCTGCAAAAACTTTTAATAATACTGTTTCAATTGGTAGCAGTTCAACAACATCAGCAGATTTTTCAACATCTTCATTAACACTTAATGGTGATTCATCAAATAAATATATAGTAAAACCATCAGTTACTGCCGGCGCTGATTTAGGCGCATTATCAAATAAATTTGACACTTTATATGTTAAAAATATTAAAACAACTGGTACTGTATTACCAATTGCAATTTGTTCATCTGCTGCAAATATTGTAAATAAATCCGCTACTTTGTATATTAATGAAAATACAAATGATTCTGGCTATGTATTTACTGAAAATTCTTTAATTCTTGTGAAATTTGACAATACAAATACTGCAGATCAACCAAAATTATGTATTGGTGGTGAACTTAGACCAAACGGTAATCCATATTATAGAGAAATATATTTTGGTTCAAAAATTGATGCTATTAATGCAGAATTAGCATTACAAAATACAACATCACTTGATCCTGAAACAGATCCAGAGACATATTTAAATGTACCAGGTAAATCATCGTTTGATTCATGGCAAGCAGGTGAAACTGTTTTAATGCTTTGCCGATATGGCCGTTATTATATTATTGGTAAACAATATGGCGCTATGTCAATGGGTCTTGACACAACTGGTGCTAATATTGCAAATACACGTCCAGCTTATTTAGTACCAATTGACGCAAGGCGTTTAAATAATGTTTCAACTACAAATACAAGCCAGCTTGCAAACAATAATGTACCAATTGGCATTGGTTATTATTCACGATTTTATTCTGCAAGTGCTCAAGCACCAGCACAAGTAGCAGATCCAACCAACCAAGCTATAGCAAATGCTACACAAGGCTATTTATTCGGATGTGGACTTGGCGGTATTATTGCAAATGCAATACGTGGTGTATCAGCAGTTGATTGGATGAAGAAAATTGACTATAATAGCACAGATCCTGATTATGATGCACAATCAATGGTATCAGCTGCAATTAATAGCTCAAATGGTGTTGGACAGGTTGCTTTAGTTTTATTAAAGAGAGAGCCTAACACTAATAGTACAGATCAAAGTATTGAATTTGCACAAAGGCCACCATATGCATTTGGTGATATTATTGGTTATAATAGAGACACTACTACTTATTCAACTTCTGGTGCTATTTTAGATTGTGATAGTATATATCGTTTGTTTACAACAGACATACAAGAAAATCAAGCCGGTACTGTAACGGCTAGTAATTTAACAGTTAATAGTTTAAATTATACATTTGGAAGCTCTCCACTTAGTGGCGTATGGGCATGTTTAACACCAGTATCTTCATCTGCTAATGGTGACTCAGATACACATTATTATTTAATACTTGCAGTAAAAGTTCAGTCACAGGTTTTTTCATCTTAAATAGCTAATGGTAATTAATTATGGAAGAAAATAAATTTAATATTTTAAAAGTTCGTTATCTTAATGAACAACATACAGCAGCTAATTTAATATTAAGCAAAACTTTATCAGACGGATCAACCTGTGAATGCTTATATACATTTGTTATAGATGAGCCAGAAGAGAATGATACTTGGAAAACATTGAAACAAATGTATGATAATGGTGAATTTCCTGAAGATAAAACTGAAGCGCTTCGTTTGCAACTTCAAAATAGAGTCACTGAAAAACAAATAAGATCACAACGTGACAAGTTGCTTGAAGCTACTGATAAATATGTTCTTGAAGATTATCCAATTTCAGCTGAACATAAATTAGAAGTTAAAGCATATCGTCAAGCTCTCCGTGATATTACAAAACAAGCAGAATTTCCAGAAAATGTGATTTGGCCAACTCGTCCAGAGTTTATATAATATAAAATAAAAGCTAGTACTTAAGTACTAGCTTTATCTATATATTATATCAATAAATTTATAAAATAAACCAAATTACTTTTTAATGAGTTTATATTATGAAATATAAATCTTCAAATGGAATATTCTTTTATTACGATCCAGCATTATACACATGGAAGTTTGCTGATTCAACAATGCTATTTTTGCTTGGCTTTGAATCTATAACAACATATGATAATGCAGTTTCAGATAATATATTAATATCAAAACAAGTTTACAAGAGCTTTAAGAACAATTTATCTGAATTAGAGCACTTTGATATATTCGATAATATATATTTATTTTTATCAGCATTAAATCAGACTGAAGATTTTGGAAATTATTTAGTTTCATCTGTTAACGGTTTAAAACTTATGTTAAATGAGTTAACAGGTACTACAGATGATAGAACAATTCCGCTTATATTCAAAAATGATGTAAATAAACAATCAATAAATTTAAATAATCCAATGTATCGACTACCAGAATCTAGTCGATTATCAAAATCTTATTTTGATTTACAAGCACAAAAAATTTGTGATATATTTGACGATGCAGGTTTTAGTACCGATAATTTAGTCTTTTATAGAAAACTAAGAAATTATTTTGTAGAAAATTATACTGCAAATAGTACAACAACATCAGATACATCTGATGATGTTTATAGAATATATCAGAAATATCAAAGGATTAGCTCTACTGATTACGATTTATTTATTTTTAAATCAATTACTGATTATAATAATATTTATTATAATCGTTACACTGAACGATGTAACAATGCAGCAATATTCTATAAATTAGACTATGCTGCAATGTATTCATATGCACTTGGTGTATTATATGGATGTATTTGTTTAGAATTTCCAGCAAAAGCCGTATTTAGATTGGAACCAAAATATTGGTATAATGGAATATATTTCAATTTAGTAAATACAGCATGGCATTGTTTCAAATTTGCATATATACAGGATAATTGGTATTATAATGATGGTAGCAATAGTGATCTATCAAATTATAACTTTATAATTGAAAATAAATTAAAGAATTATTCAGATTTAAATGATGGTATAGAATTACATCAAGATGATCGATTTCTTTGTATTGCATATTTGGATAATGGTAAAGCTAAGTTTGAGCCAATAATATATTCATATTCAAAAAGTCCATATACTAAAGGTGCTTATATAAGCTTACTTGAGTATGATTCAGATGATCCAAATATTTATAAGCCGGCTGATGAACTATTAGCACGAGAAGAACCAACAGGAATAATCTCACCGAATGATTATATTCCAATGTATATTGGTCCAGATTTGGTAAAAGTTTATAGAGCTTATAGTTATACTAAAATAAGCGGTTATCACGAATCTGATTTAATAAATCCAACTACTGCTAACTATTTGTCACCAGTAAATACATCTAATACAGCCAAATGTAATTATTTTATTGCAACTGGTAATTTTGGATGGACACCGTTTTTTGAAGATGAATGGCGAAGAGTTCATAAATTTGCTGAAGAGGTAACTGTTAAAGGTCGTAAACGATATATTTTTACATATGAACAGATTCATAAAAACGCATTAACTTTAAAGCCAATGGAATTTTCTGAACTTCCAGCTGATAAAGTTGAAGATGATAATTCTGAAAATTCTAGTACACCTGAATCTGATGAGTCAAGTAGCACTGGACAAGATTTAAATACTGATGATACAACAAATATAAATGATTCAACTAATACTGATGCAAATACTGATGAATCAAATAATCAACAATATCTATATTTTGGAAGTGCTATTAATAAAAGCTCAGGTGAAATTATTTATTTCTATAAGGGCTTAGTATATTGCAGCAATAATAACTTATCAGAAGTAACTGAATGTAATAATGACGATTATCACAGCCATCTATATGGTATATTTGATGGTTCATTAGATTTAAACAGTGAATCAATAGGATTTCCTGAAAATAAATCATTTAAATATATTATATCTGATAAATTGTACAATGAAAACTTTGCATTGTTACCACATATAGATGGATTTTCAGAACAAACTTATTATGATATAGATAAGCCAATTATATTATATACTGACAATACCTATTATTATAAATATGATTCAGAACATAATACACTTTCACCATATTCATTATCTGCATCTGGCTATACAGATACACCATCTAGTATAAAACTAGCTTATTTTGATGAAATTACAACAAGTGAAGATAGCACTGATAGCATTCATAAATGTGTTGAAGTCACATTTAGATATAATACAACCAGCAAGCATAATCTTAAAAAATATTGGACTTCAGATATAGGAACGTTTGATATTAATGCTAAAGAATGGCATGATACTTTAAATCCAAAACTTTACTTTAAGAATAAAGATAAGTTAAGACTATATCGTGGTGAAAAAGACTTAGGAAAATTTAACACTTATTATAATTCTATAGGATCTGAATCGATAATATCTATATTTAATGATAATAAATCATATTTTACAACACTAAGTCCAAATAATTTAGGCTTTATACTTATTGGAAACTTTGATAATCATTTAGAATACCCAAATTCTTTATATAATAAAGCTGGTATTACTGAATATATTTGCTCATTTATTGTAAAAGATACAAATGGTGAATATTTTACAACTAGTGGCACAGCTGATGGCTGTCCTATTGTTTGGTATGATAAAATACATAAACTATATTGGAATGGTACACGAAATATCAATAAATGGCAAAAAATAAAACCTAGTTATAGTAATTGTCTTGGTTATAATTCTGAAGATAATACATTTTTTGAAGTTATTGATGATCCAGAAAATAGACAATTAACAAAAGATACGGGTGAAATTGTATCTTATGATGAATTTTATAGTAATCCATATGTTGGGCTTATAAAATATCAGCTTAAAGCATTTAATATTACTGAAAATGTATTTGGTACAGAATCAGAACAAAATATTATTACATGCTATGCTGATGATAGAGGAATTCCAGATGATGGTACACCTGAAAGTATAAGCAATTGGATTTGTTGCATTCCAGGAAAAACCACTATTACTATTTCTGATACAGACGATACAGATAGCAATAGAATAAAAACAATTTGGGTTCATAGAGATCACTTATTAAGTGATTATAATTATAGAATAGTTGATGGAAAAATGTTATTATATACCGGCGATTCGGGTCGTAATTGGATATATGATGACGATAATCGTGATTAATAATATCAATTTATTAAGTTGATTTACTTTAATTTACCAACTTTAATTAAAATTGGAGATTTTAATATGCTAAAATTTGAAAGACTTGGCCATGGTAGTTTAATTAATGATAAATGTCGTTTTGGTGCACTTGTTGATGAAGTTTCAGATGTAAAAGTTACAATGGTGCTTGATGGTGTAGATGATATGTCTGATGAAGATGCCAAAGCTCCAGAATGTTCTTTTAAAATTCGTCATGTTGGCACTGGTACTGTATTAGAAGGTCATCGTTCATTAGTCGTATCTGAACCTGAAGCTGAAGGTGATGAACCTGCAGCACAAATTACAATTGATCCAGCTGCTTGTAAACTTCAAGTAAAAGCCACACTTACACGTAATGTTCCAAAGGGTAAAGCAAAATTAGATCTTTCTGATGTATTTGTTAAAACTGTAGGTACAACTGAGGATGCTCCAGCACTTGAAGCTGATAATGACAACAAACCATCATGGGATGAAAATGCTGCTAAAGTTATATTAAATCCAGCTGCATCCGAAGGCGGTGTTGAAGTTTCCGTTAAAGATTTTGTTCTTGCAGAAGGTCATGCAACAACTAATGGAAATGCTGCTAAAGTTACACTTAAACCAGGTAAATATCAGGTTCACTTTATAACAGTTCTACATGAAAATATAGAAGAAACAAATATGCCTAACAAAGCAATGTTAGAGTTCATTAAGCATTGTCCTGATGTTCTACCAGCTATCCATGCTTAATAAAACATAATATATAAATTTAGCGTAGAATAATATTCTACGCTATTTTTTTATTATATCTATAATAATAAATTAACATAAAAATATTAGCATTATACATTGAATAATTTTATAATCAACAAATAATATGATTATATCTAATAAATATATTTACAATATATGTTTATAAGTACTACTTATTTCGGAGGGTATAATGAAGGTTTTTACTGAATCAATTATATCCGAAATGAAAGCTACAAACGAGAATAAATCATCTGGCATTCTATGCACTTTAGTCGGTCCTTGCATGGAATTCGGTGCTGTTAATCGAAATAATCGTATTTATTCTCGAAAATTAGTAGAAGATCGGATATTACATAACCCTACAGTACAAGAATGTATTAAAAATAGATCAATGCTTGGCGAAGGCGGTCATCCTGAGAATCGTATTGACATTAGCTACCCACAAGTTGGAATTGCTTGTAAGAAATTATGGATTCCAGAAGGTGATGGTAATTTACTTTATGGTGAATTTGATGTACTCGATACACCAACAGGCAGAATTCTTAATACATTAGCACAATATGGCACCAAGCTTGGAATTTCTGCACGTGCAGTAGCTGATTCAATTCAAAAAGATGGCCATGAAGTAATTCTTGAGAATTCATATGAACTAATTACATTTGATGCAGTTACTGAACCAGGATTTAAATGTGCAAGACTTGAAAAAGCAGATCCAATATCTAAACCATTAGAAAAAATGACAACATCAGAACTTAAAGAATCTGCTGCAGCATTAAAGTCATTTAAAAATCCAGTGTTTGAATCTCGTATTAGAACACTTGATAATGAAATTTGTAAACGAGAACACAAGATAAATATTAATGAAATGATGGAGTCTGTTAACCGACTTTCAGATTCATTAGAAGCTTCTTTGAAAAAATTTAATCGAATTAAATATGAGAGTAAACTATCAAATCTTATAAAAGAAGCAAAGTCACTAATAAATGAAGTTAAAAATCAGAAGCCTCATAACATTGTAAATGAATCTTGTAAAAAAGTTACAACACAACCCACTCCAATATCTAATAAATATATTACCGATGATTTAAATATCATTAAATTCAATGATGAATCTAAGTTTAATGAGAATTTAAATACAGATGCAATTTTTAATAAAAATAATAATAATTCTCTATTAGAAAGAATGTGTACACATTTTAGGAGGAACTCTTATGAATAATGTCGTTATGGAAGCTTTCAAAAATAAGATTGCAGTTGTTGAATCTGTTCGCGGTACAATGAGCGAAGATGCAAAATCAACTCTTGCAAATGTATTAAATAATACAAGCAACGCTCTCAATGATCTTCGTACAATTCGTGCAGTCAAGAACGAATCTTTAGTTGATGGTGTTCCTGCTTCTCAGTGGCCAGGCGCTATCGATTGGTTTCCTGAGCACTCCATTGATATGGTTAGTGCTATTTATGCAAGCCAGATTATTGATGATATTGTTTCCGTTCAGTCAATTGATTCACCTATTGGCGTAATTCGCTTCTTACAATATACATATGGTAACAACCGTGGTAAAGCTAAACGCGAAGGTGTAGCTATTGATCAGTGGGGCGCAATGCGCGGTGCTGATGCTGGTATTTTCGCAGCAAATGAACGTGTTGATTCTGAACCTGCTCATGCTGATGATAATGAGGGTAAAATTTATGGTTTTATGATGTATCTACCTGTTAAGGTAAAAGAAGAATGTCCAATTGACATTCATAATGAAACCGAAAACTGGACATTACGTGCAAAACCAACAAAATGTGACGGTTGGGTTGTTGGTTCAGTAGATAGTGATGGATTCTTCACAAAAGTTACTGTAACCGGTGAAAATAAAAAAGCACCAGAATTTTCAATTAATCCTGTTTCAGGTCAATTCTGTCTTGAATTAAACGATGCAACTGATTTTGCACTCTCTAAAGATGATGCCGTTTCAACATCATATTATCAGGATCTTTCATTTGCACCATCCAATACAGAGGCACTTGAACTTCGCCTTCGTACTGAAATGGTTAAGGCTGTACCTCACAAGATTCGTGCAAACTTCGCATTTGATGCTTCTTATGCACTTTCAAAAGCTCATGGTATTAATGTTGAAGAAGCTCTAGTTAATGCTTGTACTGCAGAAATTCGTCAGGAACGCGATAATGAAGTTATCAGTCTCTTAATGCGTCAGGCTAAGAATACATCAACTTGGGATCGTCAGGTAACTTCTTATATTTCACAGCACGAACACGATCTAAGCTTCTTAAGTGAAATCTTTGCTTGTGCTTCTAAGATTAATTATGAGACAAAACGTGGCTTTGGTAACTGGGTTGTTGTTGGTCGTATGGGTCTTAATATTATTAAGTCTGCCGGTTCTGATCACTTTAAAGCTACAGGTGCTACACTTCCTAACAATGGTGCATTTGTTGTTGGTGAAATTGAAGGTCAGATTAAAGTTATTTACTCACCATACATTCCAGAAGATGCTTACCTCGTTGGTTACAAAGGTTCCGACATGGATGCCGGTTTCGTAGTTGCAGACTTCCTACCAATTACAAAGACTGATCTTGTTATGTTAGATGACTTTGTTGGTCGTCAGGGTCTAGTTTCATACTATGGCGTTAAGATGCTTTGTCCAGCAATGTATGTTCGTGGTAAGATTATCAATGGTGAACTAGGCCGTTAATCTATAAAATAATTATATAAATAAAATAAAATACCCAGCTTATGCTGGGTATTTTTGTATATAAAGAATATTATTTCAGTGTTTATATAAAGTTATAAACAGATAATATCTAATACATATAGTATACTAGTAATTTATATAATTTTATAGGAATTTATTTGTATGGCTAATATAGATTGGAAAGTTGTATGGGAAAATGCCTTAAAAAATAAGGAACTTTTCCCAGTAAAATTTTGGGATAAACATACAATATCTGTATTATGCCCAACTCGTTTTAGTAGTATAGGTAAAACATATATTGTAGTTGAACCTACATTTAATGATGCTTCAATTTCTCTTGATTTAATGACATTTAATGATAATATTGACATTACAGACATTTTATCAGAAGAAGAACAAGAGAAATTTCATAATAAAGTTAAATCTACAGGCGATTTAAAACGTCTAGTAGATAAACTTGTTAAATATGAAGTTAATAATAAAATTTCAGATAAATTTTTAATTAAGTCTTCTGGATTTGATTCAAATGAAGATGCTGAAAAGGCACTTGTTGATTATTTAAATAATAAAGCTACAGAGAGTGGAAGAATGTTTGACGATAAACTTGATGAATTAAATGATTGTATAGATTCAAATGAAAGACCAACTGTAGAATCTATTAGGCGTGATCGTGCACTTATTCTTAGAAAGATTGAAAGCGTGTTAAACAAGCACTACTCTTGGAAGTCAACTAAGAATGAATGTTATGATGATTCTGTTGTTGAATGCTATGATGATAATGATAATTTAATGGCAGTAATTTCATTAGTAGATGATTGTGTTATTGTAGATTTAGCAAAAGGCATATATGCAAAAGTTGGATTACTTCAGTCTGATGAAGAAATTGAACATGAACTATGTGCTGATATTGATGATGCAAAAGATATTATTGCAGACCGTGAGATTGATCAATTAAAAGATGTTGTTGCTGGTAATTTAGAGGGTGATCAAACAGATCATTATGAAGCACCAGTTGAACCTGATGATGAAGATGAACAGCTTGCAGATTTAGAACGGCGATTATCTAAACTAGAAAGCCGATTTATTAATCGTAAGCTAAAAAGACTTTATTAATTTTGGAGTAATTTAGTATGAGTAAAGTTCAATTAAAATTAAAGTTAAATTCAAAAGTACCTACTAAAGTATATGCTACAAATGGAAAGCATTATATGCTTCAACCAGGTTCAAATATTCTTAATCTAGAGTATAATGATTATGTATCATTAACAAAAGCACTTGGTATTAAAACAAAAGATGAACTACAGAGCAAAGCAGCTGAAAAACATGAAGATACACAAAAACCAGCTGAACCAGCTATAAAGCAACCTGAACCTAAATTTGAAGATGTTAAACCAGCTGAACCAAAATTAGATGAACCAGCTCCAGCTGAACAAGATAATAATGAAGATAGTACATGTAATGAAGATACATGCGAACAGGCTACTGAAGAACTTCATGAAGATCCTGCACCAGTTGAAGATACACCAGAACCAGCTACTGAAAATGTACAAGAGCAATGTGATACTGATTATACAACAATGTCATATAACCAGCTTAAATCTGAGTATAAAAAAGTAACAGGCAAATCTTGTAAGCTAAAGAAAGATGAAATAATTGCATTCTTACAGGAACATAATTCAGATGTTGAATAAATGTTTTATATTAGATACAGTTAAAACTAGATTAGGCTATCCTGTAATTGATTTAGCAATTACAGATGAGATGATTGATAAACAAATTACAAATGCGATTAATCATGTTGTTCCATATCTTAATAATATGGAACTTATAACAACATATTCACGAACTGTAAAGTTTGAGCATAATCGCATTTTTGCTGTTGTACGAGTCACATCTGCATCTGTAGATGATGAAAATATCAATATTGATAAAGCAATTAATCAAGGGTTTTATGTTATAAATGGTAGTAACTCACTTGTTAACTGTGCTTTATGGAATTATTATACTGATTCAGTTCAAGCTGATTTGAATTCAGTTGGATTTAGATTAATTGGTGATACAGTATATATTGATGGTGGTAATTCACCTTGGACTATAGAAGCTATTACTGATAAATCAGTTGCTACAATGACAGAAGATTTTGTTAATTGGGTTATTGATTATACAGTTGCATTAGTAAAATGTATAGAGGGTGAAATACGTTCAAAAGTTAAAATTACAGGTTCACCAATTGAAACAAATGGATCTGAATTAAAACAAGAGGGCATTACAGAAAAAGCAGCCCTTGAAGAAAAACTTGGTACACAACTTGGTTTATTTTATGCTACTAGATAGCTTATAATTATATATTTATATAGGATGGGAATTATGTTAAGAACAACAGAAATTAAATCAATTATGCGTAAGCTTCGTGAGGATTCACAAGCTGCAGAAGTTAAAGCTGATGAATCTGAAGTTAAAAATGAATCTCTTATTACAAATGAAGCCGATGAAGTAGATTCTGAAAATGATGTCTCTCAGTCTGATTTACTTCTCGCTCGTCTTGAAGATATTATTTCAAGATTTGAAAAAGCACTTGCTATTGTAGATGATGAAGATGCTGACGCAGAATCTGGTGAAGAAGCATCTGCTGAAGATGAAAATGCTGAAGATGAAAATGCTGAAGAAGATGCAGTTCCTGAAGAGGAAGAATCTGCTGAAGAGTCTGAACCTGAAGAGGAAGAAGCTACAGAAGAAGAGTCTTATGAACGTTCACTTGAAGATCGTCTAGCTGCATTAGAACGTCGTTTTACAGAATCTCGTCGTCGTAAAGCTTGCAGACGTCTCCGCTATTAATACATTATTTTAAATAATTTCCTTAAAGTTAAAAGGATGTCTCTATATCAAATGATTATAGGACATCCTTTATTTGTATTATAACTATTTATAAGTGAGAAATTAAATTTATGAAGTCAATTCTATCTCCGTATGACGATTTCAAATTTAACGAATATTTTTTAAATTATATTAAATCACAATTGAAGAAGCATTGTGCAAAAATAAAAGATGAAGATAGAAAATATTTCTTAGATGATAGTAGAAATTATTTTACACCAGAAGACATTGTTGATTCACTATCATTAAATGGAAGATTAATTTACTTTAGTAATAGAGCATTAATTAATCATGCAGTGTATGATTTAAGCCAGCGATTTTGGTATGATGAATTGAAATTCGCAAATAATCTTATACGAAAAATTTACCTTATATATAAGAGAAAAGATAATCAGATACAGCAAAGTAAATTATCACGAGAAAAGAAATCGACATATGTGAGATAATATATGACAAGCTTATTATATAGTGATAAAGAAAAATGTTTATATGATTCTTTTATTTCAGAGGCCTTTAAACTTTTTGGTATAAGCTGTACATTGTATGATGTTCATAGTACAAATATGTACAATGATGATCGTATTCTCGATAAAGGCATACCATATAAAATTCTTTTGCAAGAATATGTAGATACACGATTATTAGCAAACTTAAGATGGTCTACAATCGATGCAGATCGTGAAGCTATTATTGCACTAGCACCACTAACATATTGTGGTAAAAAATATAATCTTCATGAATTTAGTGTAATAAAGCTAGCTAATGGTGATGTGTATCAAATACGTGAAGTTAATTCACAATATTTACTTCATATGAGTTATGCTTTAAAGCTAATTACATATAAAGAAGAAGACAACAGACCACGAAAAGAATCACAGATGAAAACTAATTATATGAATACAACTCGTGAAGAGTTAGAATAAACAATTTAATTGAGGGATTGTTATGTTAGACTGTCGTGATTATGATCTTGCATTAGTAGATCGCATAAAAACATTTTATGGAAATACTCATTGGATTATGCA